GGAATTCCATGGAGTGGAACCGGAAGTGGTGCAGGAAAGAAGAAGGATTACTTTTGTTGTACAAAATCAGAACAAAATTCATTAGGTCATACTGTTTTAAAGCGATATCTTGATTTGGAAAAGAAAGAAACCCAGTTATTAAAAGATGTTATTGAAAGAACAGATGCTTTGGGAAAGAAAGGAATTAGAACTCTTTCTATTATTAAAGATTGTTTAAAAGATGAGTGTAGACCTTTAGATAAAGTTTGGAAACCTAGAGTCTTTAAAGCTTTTCCTTTAGAAAAGGTTTATTTATTGCGTAAATATACATTAAAATTTAAAACTGAATGGACTATTAAAAGAGAAAGAATGTTTCATGCCGTAGGAATTAATGTTATGTCTCCAGAGTGGACTAATCTATATCATCTTTTAAAAGAAAAATCTAATTTTGGAGGGGATGCTGATTTTGGAACCTTCGATGGTAACTTAAGACCCGAATTTATGCAAATAGCTAGTGATATAATTGTCAGTACTATTTTAGCTGGTACAAGTGATGAAGAATTGCAGAGAGAAGGTTGTTCAAGAAAGGAATATAAGAATGTTTTAGATGTTCTTTTAGATGAAAATATTCGAACAGTTTCAGTTTCTGGTAAGACAGTTTATATGGACCAACATGGAAACCCTTCAGGTTCTCCTTTGACAACAGTAATGAATTGCATGGTTAACTTCTTATACCATTGGTATTGTTTTATCAAAATAACAAAATTTAACTGTCTGGGAAAATTTTTGCATAATGTTAGTTTTCATGCATTTGGGGATGATGTTATCTTTGCAGCTAATCCAGAAACAGGATATACATTTGAAGCAATTAGCAAAATTATGATCGATGAGTTAGAACAGGATTATACAGATGCTGCAAAAGAATTAAATGGGAAAAATAAGAAAATTGAAGATTTATCATTCTTAAAACGTAAATTTAAAGTCATTTCAAATCAGACAGTTTATGCTCCTATTGTTACTGATTCAATAGAACAACGCTTTAATTGGACTCAAATTCATCCTACTGATTATAAAACACATTATGAAAACATAGAGGAAGGCTTCATAGAAGCAGCAATGCATTCAACAGAATATTTTTCTTATTTTAGGAATTGTATAAAGGCGGGAATCATGGCGTCACATTTTCATCGAAATTCTATGTTTTCGAGTTTAAAATATGTATCTTATCAAGATTATGTTGATATTCTTGATGCGAGATACAGAGGGACTAGCTGCCTTAAGATTTAGGTACTAAAATTAATAATGAACTCA